TGTATGGGTGTTGAAGTCTTGCAGCGTAATATTAAGAAAAAGTCTTGTTACTTGCGCATGGATTTAGAAAATTCTGCATTCTTCTTGGGGTCATCCACAAATTGTAATAGAACTCCAAAAACTCAAGTTCGAGATACGCCCATCAAAAGTAGTGTTAAAGCCTTATTTGATATTGATTTTGATTGGGGGTCACCTAAGTTTAAGGGCCCTGATGGAATATCTCCTCATTCACCTTGGGAGGATGGTATGAAGAAGTGGATTGTTGATAAACCGGGTTTGCCCTTTAGCCTGTTGAATAAAGCAAAGATTGATTATTCTAATGATTTGACTCGAATTCTTTACAGTGAAAAGGACTTTTGGAGTGAAGAAATTCGTGTTTTAACTTGGGATGAGACAGTTAATGGTATTCCGGGTAAAAGATTTATTGACTCGATGAATTTCAAGAGTTCTATCGGATTCCCTTTTAGTGGAAGTAAAGCTTTATTTTCTACTAATCTTGGCAAAGTTGATGGTTGGCAAGATAAGAGAGTTCTAGATCCAAAATTTATATTGGAAGCTGAGAAAATTGAGGAATGTTATCGGAATGGTAAGAGATACTATCCCTGGTTTACATCTACTCTTAAAGATGAGCCCACTTTAGTCACTAAAGATAAAGTCAGGGTTTTTCAGGCAACATCAACTCCTTTTCAATTAGTTATGAGGAAGTATACTCTCTCAATTTGTAGATTCTTGCAAATGAATCCCTTGGTTTCTGAATGTGCAGTTGGAATTGATCCTTGTTCCATTGAGTGGAATGAGATGTATTGCCATTTAAGGCAGGCACAGACTCCATTTTATGATAGGTGGTTTGCAATTGATTATAAAGCATATGATACATCAATTCCTAGTCAGATGATCATTGCAATTGGGTGTATATATGTGGATATTGCCAAAATCGTTGGTTACAAGGAGGATGATATAGCCATATTATACTCAATATTTTCAGAACTAGCATTCTCTGTGGTAGATTTTAATGGTGACGTTTTAATGTTGGATGGT